TGGTAAAGTATGCGTTGCAATTAGAGATGGAGAAGTTAATGAAAAAAATCCATTTAGTCCATTTCAAGTGATGACAAATATCTTTGATGAAATGCAAGCCGAAGTAGAGGCAGGTAAATTAAAAGTAATCATCATACCAGATATCTGCTCTGTTGAATTTGGACGCGGTGTTGGATATGATATTATAGAGCATATTCCCCCACCAGAAGTAGCCGAAATATCAGCGACTAAAATACGTGAACAAATGAAAGCTGAGGGTAAATTATGATAAAACATCCCACCTACTTTGTAGACATAGATGGCACATTAATTAAGTATAGAAAATTTACTGAAATAAATGAAATACCACCTACACCTATACAAAGTGTTATTGATAAAGTAAATAACGAGTATGATAACGGTGCTCATATAGTAATTACAACTGCTCGACCTGCAGAACTTGAACTATTTACAAAACAAGAATTAGAAAAAATTGGAGTTAAATATCACCAATTAATAATGGGGATTGGTCGAGGCACAAGATACATTATCAATGACAAGGACCCAGAAGCACCTGAAGTAGATAGAGCAGTTGGTATCAATTTAAATAGAAATGAAGGATTATGCATGTAAGTAAAAAAAGACATATAGCAAAAACCATTAGTTATCGCGTTGTTAGCACGCTGATTGGGTTTGGTATCATGTGGTCTATTACTGGTAGTATTAAAATTGGTGCTGCGTTTGGCGTTGCTGAATTAATATACAAACCAATTCAATATTATATCCATGAACGTGTGTGGTATAGATGGATAAAATACGGTTTAAAGGAAAAAAAATAGAATTATAAAATTAGTATAAAAACTACTGGTGATTATAACTTTTTATATTTATACATACACAAATAAACACAAATAATCATGTTTAAAATTATCATGCAATTCATTCCAGGAAATGACCAAATGTGGGTAGAAAAACTAAACCCAACTGACCCTATCTATCAATACAATGATGAGGCAGAAGCACAAGCTAAAGCCGCAGAATTACAAGCAGCTGACGCAACAGGACGCTTATATAAAGTAGATTCTTCTATATAAAACAAATTTGGTGGTCTCCATTCTCTTGTATATATTTATATCAAACAAATAAAATTTATTATGACAGTATTAGTAATCCTAATCATCGTTGCCGTAGCGGTATTCGTTGCTATGAAAACCGGTAAGGTTAAAGACGCAAACAACAACAACATTCCTGACGCTATCGAAAAACCAATCGAAGCAGTAAAAGAAGCTGTTGCTGAAGTTAAAGAAGTAGTTAAAAAAGCTAAAGCTACAAAAACAAAATCAAACGCTCCTAAAAAAACAAAGAAGTAATTTGTGGAAAAAATCAGTTTAAAATTGTATGAATTCTACAACCTAGATTCAGAATTAAACGGTGTTACGAATCAACAAACCGGTAAGAAAGTTTCTGCTGGTTTATTAGCTGAAAAATTAAAGTTAGCTGACAAATATTGGTTAACAGAACTTGCTAAAAAAGCAACCGCTGAAAAAGCTGCTGTTGAGTCTTTGAAAGAAGATTTAATTAAGAAGCATGGTGAGGCTGACGAAACAGGCAACATCAGTATCCCAATGTACATCGACATCGTTAAAGATGAAGAAGGTAATATTGTAGATGGTAAAAACAATCCAAAGTTCATTGAGTTCCAAAACGAATTCAATCTATTGTTACAAGAAGAAAAGGAATTAGAATATAAACCATTTCAACTTAGTGCATTAGAAAACATTGAGTCAGATGGTAACTATCCTACATTCTTCAAATTAATAGAAGTAAGTGAATAAATTAGTTGAAATAGCAAAGGCGTGGATGGCTGCGGCCAATCCAACGCCTGAGCAAAAACTAATAGCTGAATATAGGGCAAGCGTCTGCGATGATTGTCCGAAAAAAGCTCACAATGAAACAATTGACTTGTATTATTGTGCTGAATGTGGATGTCCACTAAATAAAAAAATATTTTCGCCTGTTGAAGGCCCTAAAGCTTGCCCATTAGCTAAATGGGAAAAATAACGTTATGGCACAATTAACCCCAGAAGAATTACAGTCTATTAAAGACTTACAGTCTAAGTACAACCAAACCATATTTGAAATTGGTGCGGCTGAAGCGCAACTAATCGTGTTTCAACAAAACATCGACAAATTGCAGGAAGCTAAGAAAGGTTTAGTATCTGATCTCGCAACAATCGAACAGAAAGAAGCAGAACTAGTTAAATCATTGCAAGAAAAACACGGTGAAGGTAACATAAACATTGAGACAGGAGAAATCACAACTATCCAATAATATTTTTGCGGTTTATAACGGTTTTTAGATATTTATTATTAGGTCAATCCTATTAAATTTTCAAAAACAATTATAAAAAATGGGCGAAAAAATTTTATCTCCTGGCGTATTCCAAAATGAATCTGACCAATCGTTAGTTCAAAGAGGTATAGAAGGTACTGCAACCGCAATCGTTGGTCCAACTGTGTTGGGTCAACCATTAGTTCCTACCTATGTTACTTCATACAGTGAATATGTACAAAAATTCGGAGAAACATTCAAAAGTGGTAGCTATTACTACGAATATCTAACATCATTAGCTGCTAAGGATTTCTTCCAAAACGGTGGCCAAACATTATTAGTTACTAGAGTTATCAGTGGTTCAACTGGTCTTAGTACTTATGCTTCTTCAAGTGTTACTAGCGGTGAAAGTGTTGGTCTTGGATTTGCAACAGGTAGTAGCGTATTAGCTGCTGCTTTTACAGACAATACTGAAGCTAGAATTACTTATGGTAGCTCAACATTCCGTTTCATTGCTTCTGGTGATCCAATCCCTAGTAATGATGTAGATGGTAATGTATATTTCTTTAGTACTGGTTCATCTGCAGCCGGAACTGTAACTAACTTAGTAGCATCTATCAATAGTGCCATTTCAAGTTCAGCTGCTCTTTCAAGCATTAATATTGTTAAAGCTGTAGCAAACACATCAACATTAATCCTTTCAGGTTCAACAGCTGGTACTTATGCTAATGGTATTACATTTGCAACTGGTTCAGGAGTTAGTTTCTCAACTCAGTTTACTTTAGGTGGTGGTACAAACATTTCAACTTTATCAACTTCATTCGAACTTGAAACTTTAGCTTGGGGTGACCAAATGAACAACTCAGGCAGCATGTCAGCTGGTGCTTTATCAAGCGGTAGTGCAGTTAACGTTCGTTGGGAAATTACAAGTGTAAACACAGGTAGTGGTACATTTAACTTGGCAATTCGTCAAGGTAATGATAACAATGCTCAACCTAACTATATTGAAACATGGCCTAACTTATCATTAGACCCATCTCAACCTAACTATATCTCTCGTGTAATTGGTGATTTAAAACCAGTTTATAAAGTAGATACAGATAGTAGACCTTATATTGATTATACTGGTTCTTACGCTAATGCTTCTCAATACATTCGTGTTAAATCAGTAAACAATGTTCAGATAGATTCAGTTGATAATAATGGCAATTATAAGTCTGCTTCTCTAGCATCTGGTTTACCTGCATTAGGTAGTGGTTCTATTGGTGGTGCTTTCCAAGGTGGTTTAGCTGCAACAACAGCAACTCAATTAATGAACGAAGCAATTCTATCAACAAACGTACAAGGATTTACTGCTGCTGATTATATTACAGCTTTTGGTTTATTATCAAATAAAGATGAATACCAGTTTAACGTATTGTTAGCACCGGGTGTTACTTTAGATAACGGTGCTGCAGATGATATGATTTCTGTTTGCGAAAACAGAGGTGATGCTATTGCAATCGTAGATTGTAAAACATACGGTGAAACTGTAACAAGTGCTGCAAACGCTGCTGCTGGTCAATCTAGCAACTACGCTGCAACATATTGGCCTTGGATTCAATTATACAGCTCTAACTTAGGTAAAGCAGTATGGGCTCCAGCTTCAACTGTAATGGGTGGTGTTTTAGCATTTAACGATCAAGTTGGTGCTGAATGGTTCGCTCCAGCAGGTTTAAATCGTGGTGGTGTTCCTTCAGTATTAAGAGCTGAAAGAAAATTATCTCAAAACGATCGCGATACATTATACAACGGAAATGTTAACCCATTAGCTACATTCCCTGGAGAAGGTGTTGTAGTATTTGGTCAAAAGACATTACAACGTAAAGCAACAGCTTTAGACAGAGTAAACGTTCGTCGCTTATTAATTTCATTAAAAGGATTTATTGGTCAAGTTGCAAACAACTTAGTATTCGAACAAAATACAAACGTTACTCGTAACAGATTCTTAGCTCAAGTTAATCCATACATGGAATCAGTAGTACAAAGACAAGGTTTATACGCTTACAAAGTTGTAATGGATGATACAAACAACACAGCTGATGTAATCGACAGAAACCAATTAGTAGGTCAGATCTATATCCAACCAACTAAGACTGCTGAATTTATCATATTAAATTACAACATATTACCAACTGGCGCTACATTCCCTGCATAGGGGATGTAGTTGCTTAATATTTATTAATAGCAATTAAACACAACATAAAATGGCAGTATTAGACGCTAACGAAATAATGTTTACCGCGTTTGAACCTAAAGTTCAGAACCGTTTTATCATGTATATCGATGGTATCCCATCATACTTGATTAAGAAAGCTTCTGCACCTGGATTCGAAGCTGGTGAAATTATTTTAGATCACATCAACGTTTACCGTAAAGTTAAGGGTAAAGTTAGATGGAACGATATGACTTTAGAATTATACGATCCAGTAACTCCATCTGGTGCTC